AAGACCATCGATGAGGTGGCGTATGTCGTAGATTTTGTGGAGGGATATTATTCGTCTGCACCTTCGACAAAAACTCCGTCGCTCCACCCGAACGATCTTTTATTGGAAATGTTTAGGCGGGTTAGATCATCGTACTAAAGGAGGGATAGCAGGTGGTTACTACAACAACGGCTTCGGGACTCGCCAAACAAATTTTAGAATCAAAACCAGATAAGAATAAGAAGTCGGAAGAACCTGCGATTACGTCTCCTGTAACAATCACACCTATTGATCCGGTAAGCAGGTATGCGAATCCGGCTCAAGGAATTCTCGGTCCCCTCAGACAGAGACCGGAAGTGTATGTTCCAGATAACTATACCAATGTTGCTTATTACTTCGGGGGCGGAGGTAAACAACCCGCTCCTGAAGAGGGGCAACCAGCTTGGATGAATGTTCTTGATTTTATTTCTCGCCCTCAACGTGCAATTACCGGGACGCTTGCTGAAGCTACAAGCGAAGGTTCTTCTTTCTTGTCAACACTTAATGCTTTTTGGAAAGGGTTATCCGGACAAGAGAAAAGGGATTTCGATGAGTTCCTCGAAAATCTTGGATGGAAAGATAAAGAGGGATTCGGATGGCATGATGTTGTCAGCTTTCTTGGGGACGTTGCTCTTGATCCTCTTACTTACGTTACATTAGGTGCCGGATCAGTTGTCAAAGCAGGAACGAGTGCTGGACAACGGGCATTGAGGGAAGCCGCCCAACAAGTAGGTGTACAGATTTCAAAAGAAGGATTGAAAGACTTTTCAGGTAAAGGTGTACGAGAACTTTATAACGCTACACGGGAAAAACTGATAGCTGAAGGAGCCAGTCCGGAAATAGCACGTGAAGTTGCGGAAAGTATTTATCGAACAGCACAAAAGAAAGTAGACGATGCCGCCAAAAGCGCAAGGTTTAAAGCGCAAAATAACCTGTTGAATATTGACATCCCGTTCACTAACATTACAGCAGGTATCGGCAGGAAGCCGGGTTTTCTTCAGAAAACAGAAGCAAAGATTGGATCGTTCGGTGCATCAACGGTAGCGGATATTCTTAACCGTATGGGTATCGACAAAGCACATCATGCCGACGTTCTGGACAACTTGTTTGGAGTTCGTAACGCAAGTGATCTCAACATACAACAGTTCGACTTCCTGAAAAATGAAGCAAGACGTTTTGAAGATTATTTGCACAGCGTACAAGATCATGCACGTATTCTTCATCAGACTGTACCTGAAGCTGCCGATGTGTGGAGAAACTTCCAGTTTGGCAAATTCGTTCAAGACATGGGCGGTAGATCACAGTTTGGAAACATGCTTGGTAAGATTGGCGACTATTTCAACACTCGCACATTGCGTATTGCAGGTGAGGGTTTATTGAACCGTGCGGCGAAACATATTCGCTTAACACACGCTAAGATTGCCGGACAGATGCAGAAGCTGAATCTTGAACTTCGAGAAATTAATAAGATGGCGAAGGGACTTTCTAAGGATGAACTTGAAGCTATACCTTACATTCTCGAAAACAAGTTCCCAGAATCCAAATTCCGTCCAGACCAAGTGACGCCGCAGATGCAAAAAGTTGCGGATAAAATGCGATCGATTTATAACGAAATTGCACAACTGGAGTTGGATGCAGGTATTCTTGACAGTGTTCGGGCGAACTACTTCCCGCACGTTATCAAACCTTCAGAAGAAGATTTGTTGGCGAAGGCTCAAAAATACAAGAACGATCCTGAATTTTCAAAACTTATCAACATGTCGGCAAGTAGCCAATTCAGTAAAGAACGTCGAAGTTTCCAAACGATGGCGCAGCTTGACAACTATATTGCATCTTTAGAAAACGCAAAAATGCGCCCAGACATAGACGATGTTTTACGGGAAGAATTGGAAGAAAAAGTATCGATTTTATCAAATTTATTTGAACGTAACCCGATTGATGCGCTAGCGAAACGTTACGCTTCGCATATTAACGCAATGGCGATGAGGGAACTTCAAAAAGTGTTTCAAGAGGAAAATATCATTATGAAGTTCTCTGATTATAAAGCAAGTCCCAACGCTGTACAAGTAGCCCACAGATACAGTCGTCTGTCGAGGGAAGAATCATATCGTCTCGGACTTGGATTTGAAGAACATGTGATCGATCGTGACGTTTACGATGCGTTAAAAAAGGTGGAATCTATTTTTAACGAAAAAGGTATAGCAAAGCTAATTGGTCATTTTGAATCTGTATACAACATCTGGAAGATGTTGGTCACAACATTTGTTCCAGCACATTTCCTATACAACGCTATCGGTAACGTGTTTAATAATTACGTTGCCGGTGTACGTAGTTTGAAAACGTATAGGGAAGCGACTGAAATTATTCTCAACGCTCGAAATGGTAGATTAACTAAGTCACAAGAGAAACTTCTTCAGGAAGCTGCTGAACGTGGTATCCTTGAATCCGGGTTCTCTTCAGATTTTACTCGTGCAGGACTTGTTGATCCTCAAAACATTCTTGCAAAGTCAGAACGTGCGGTTAGAGATTGGTCTTACACTCGATTTATGAGACGTAATTTTGGAGATTTGACCGACCATATTACACGACTTACGCATTATATGGACATGAAACGCAAACTTGGTTCCGCTGATCTGGCAGCAGAATCAGTGCGTAAGTATCTGTTCAACTATACAGAAATGACAGGTTCAGATAGACTTGCACGACTTGTCATTCCGTTTTGGAACTGGACGAAGAATAACGTACCGTTGCAGATTATGAGGATGGCGCAACATCCAAGATATTATCAGACGTATCATCGGTTTTTGGATGAGATCAATGAAGATATGGAAGGTATCGCTCCAGATTGGGCAATGGAAGAATACATGCATATCGGTGGCGGTACGATGTGGAATCCAAGACTTCCAGTATCCGATCTGAACGACGATCCGTTTCAGATGTTTACCAATAGCATGAATCCTCTTCCAAAGTTTATTATGGAAGTCTCACAAAACAGGAACTTCTTCACAGGTAGACCTTTGGATTATGATAAAGAATATCGTGGAGAAAGTTATGATCCGTGGACATTAGCCAGCCACGCTGTAAGTACGTTCGGTGGAGGGATTGCTAGAAGAACGCTCGACACGTTTTCAGGTAAAGACAGCTTGCTAGAAAATTTGAGAAATCTTTTCGTAGGTAAACCGATTAACTTTTTAGAAGAGTAGGAGGATCAGGATGCCATGCCGAATTTTGAATCTCTCGCACAATTAGGTATTGCAGGTATTGTAGTTGTAGGGTTACTGTGGTTCCTGTTTCACTTTGCATCAAAGTTACTCGATTCATACAATCGAAATACGGAAGCACTTAATCGTGTAGCAATTGTGACTGAAAAAGCACTACAACAAGATCAAGATTTTCAACAAGAAGTTTTGAGAGTTTCTCGGAACACGAATGATCTTGTGAAAGATATTCATAAAAAGGTGGTGTAATAAATGCTTGAGATCAGGCAGGATTTTTTACCGAAGGGACATCGTAACCGTCCGGGGAATCCCATGTCCCCAGTTGGTATTCTGATTCACACAACAAACAACTGGCGAGACGGTGCAGGAGATGAGATGCACGGCGAATATATTCGTAACACCAGTAAATCGGTAAGCTGGCATGTGACAGTTGACAAGGATAGTGCAACTCAGCATCTACCTTTCAACGAGAACGGTTGGCACGCTGGAGATGGTGCAAACGGTCATTACAATCGTAACTGGATTGGTCTTGAAATTGCTTGCGAAGCCGTTAATGAAGGTGAGCCGTTGGATGAAGCAACTTACAATAATGCTGTAGACGTAACGGCTCAAATCATGATGCTTCACGGATGGGACAGTCCAGACCGTATCGCACCGCATCGGAAAGTGTCTGGAAAGAATTGTCCACACGACACGCTATTTTCTTACGATAAGTTTGTAAAAGACGTTATCGAACTTATCAAGAAGCGAAAAGACGAACAACGGACTCCATTTCCAGATGTTCCGAAGGAACTTTGGTCTGAAAAATATATTTTGAGAGCATATAATTTAGGTCTTATCAATGGTTATCCTGATGGAAACTTTTATCCGAAAGCACCTATGACAAGGGAAGAGGTAGCTACTGTTATAATTCGATTATATGATCTTATTAGTAAAGGAAGGATTGTTGAATGATGCAGGAAGTGTTGACTTTTGCTACAGTTCTTATTCCAGTTGTAACTGCGCTTGTCCAACTGGCGAAAACTACGGTCAATATGCCGAAGCGTGTTGTACCTATCATTGGATTTCTCATCGGTCTGATTGTAGGTTTCGCAGCATCACCGTTTACTGATTTGGATACTGTCCTTCGCTTATGGTCTGGAGGAATCGCCGGACTGTCGGCAACGGGACTATTTGAAATGGTATTCAACAAACATGAAGGAAATACAAAAGAATGAGCGTTCGTAATGAACGCTCATTTTTACACTTTCATTAGATCACCTTACCTCCATGCTTATACGGACGTGTTTCGTTATATTCCATTTTTTCGATAATGGCTTTCTCCAGATCGATACCGTACCGACCACAAATATCAAATACCCTGATGCATATGTCCGCCAATTCAGTCGGTATTCCACAAGGTTTACCATGTTGATACCATACTTCTGTTGGACTATGACCTTTGCGGTAATCCTCCAAT